GTAGTCTTTAGGGCAGTCATCATTAACTAATTTTCAAACAGCTTGATTACTATAGCCCCCTACTATAGCATCATATCACGGATACTTAACACTCACCATCGAATATTGCATCAAGTTCATAAAGAGGTGGCAAATTGCAACCGATGGATTCTAATTTTTGCCTAATCCAATCTCTATGAGTTGATCTATGATATAACAAAGAATAAGAAGCGGCTATTTCATTTTTAAATTTATTTGGCATATGTAATAATTGATACGCATGTTTCCCTGTATATAAGGGTTCTATAATGCCATTCTTCTTATACCTAAGACCAGCAAATTCTGTTTGAAAATTTACTTCTTTTATTATACAGTGTTTCTTTGTTTCGGCGAGATATTCTTCTAAGTAATCTATAAACTCCATTATAACATCGTCTCCCATTGCCATAATATCTACTGGGGACTTATTCAATCGGAATGATACCATCACATGTAACAAAAGTTGCATGAGCGAATTATCTACTAGTGTGTTAACACAGCCTGATTTCATAATTCCGTGTCCTTTATATCGAAGTTTATATCCTCCTGATGTTACGAGTTGGAAATCGTAAAACAATTTCGTGAATCTAAATATAGCCAATCTAAGCCACTTGTCATACAAGGGTCCCTTCGTCACACACAAATCTTTCCTTAGTTCAAAAACTAATTCTATAAGCCACATTCCAACAGTCCAATCCCATGAGGATTTATCTGTGGATATATAATTTGTCGGAATAAATTTCCAACCTCCAACTACTGGGGACCATCCTACCTTAACAGGATTGTTCCACCAGTTATCTAGGGCTTTCTTATTCATGTGATCGAACAACATATGGTCTATTATCTGATCCACTACTGATACTGATGATATTAATCTATATGCTTTATTGTCGATTTTTGATTTCTTGTGAGGTTCCGGTTTAACGAATAATCTAATTGGATCAGAATCCTGATCTTGTAATCTCTTACTGACAATTTCCCATACCATCTTCAACCTCTCTTGAGAGGGCTGTCCATCTTTAACTCCAAACAATATTCTGTTTGTGGTAAACTGATGACAGTAGGGAACGCCAGGAGAACTATTCCATTCTAACTCGCTTACAACTCTCACATAATGATTATAAGACATAAAATCTTCGGGTATTTCCCATTGTAAACCTTTACATTTATCTCGACAATAATGCAATATCTTTAACCGTTCAAAATAGCCAGGTCCATCATCCGTCAAACCTTCTCTCCTCTTACTATGAAAAGCTAATGACCTCAATTCTGCGTTGTGGCCGAATTTGGGCCAACTGATTTCTGCACTAAGATCTGCAAGATCTTGTGCATCTCTTTCATCATAGTCTTCAAGTCGTTCGGGTCTTCCTGGGTCGATGTAGATGGCTTGGGTTTTTCCGGCATATTCAAAGTATTTCTCAAGGGTGTCCCACTCTGTTTCGGTTGGTGGTTCTTCTGCAAGGGCTTCTTTTGAAACCCCAATTCCTCTTTCGTTTTGTTATCTGCCGGAAAAGCCGACTCTCCTTGCACTACCGGATTTGGTAAAAGCTTATCACCTTCTAAAAGGTGATCACTCGCTAATTTATGCGCTATTAAAGCTTGCTTTCCTACAAAAATTCTATCACATTGTGGAAAAGCACACTCATACTTCTTCCTTCCAAATCCATAGTGTAGCACAGACCATCTCGCTATTTTGTCTATATGATCTTCTAAATGCTTTACTTTCTCCTTCAGAACGCTATTCTCCGCTTCTAACCTAACTTTTGAATTTTCCAATATACTAACCCTAGTTTCCAAATCAATTTTGGTAACTGGTATTTGCGGACCATCTGGTGAATGGCCTGTCATTTTCTCTTCTGACGGCGGTTGCTGAGTACTCGTTGGTGTTCTAGCCAGTTGATCTATAAATGGTAACAATTTTCTTGCTTGTTCCGGAGTCAAACCTAATATTTTAAAAAATAACTCTTCTTGAGTCATTTCTGGTTTGGCTTCTCCTTTCCTATTACTTTCGAATTCTGGCTTATCATCAGCCCACAAATCTCCTTCAGCTTGCTTCTTCTTAATGAATTCAGCATAATCTTCTTTAGTATATTTCTTTGGTCGCGTAAACGGAGTTTCAAATTCTGTTTCTTTCGCATCACTGTTTAAGGGTGTAGTTGAACTTCGGGGCATCTTATATCCTTCCGGATTATATAGCACTTTAAGCTCTTCAACAATCGCTAGAGACATGGCTCCTGCGTTAATATTCCCGATTACACCCTGATGGACTCCATAACACACATTTCCTATGAAATATGCGGCTCCTGACATTCCTGGTACCGTTGATCCTGTGTAATTCCAAAATCCCATAAAATCTGTAAACTTTAACGATCCAGTAGAGCCTCCAGGTTTTCCTACACAAGTAACCACACTACTAGGTACTTCCGTTAGTTGCTTTGGAAAACTGGGGCTAGTTACTCCTAAATCAGCCCAAATTGAACTTTCTAACTTTATATAAGCCATATCATTCAAGCCGATAGAGTCCATTATTTGGGATCTTATTATTTTTGATCCTCTTCTAGTTTTGATCATTAATTCTCCTTTCAAGTTTGAAACTGCTGTTAAAACATGTCTAGGAGTCACTAAAAAATCGTGAAATCTAACTCCATAAGCTACAAACTTGTCAGTCCAGATTCCTGAGGAATGGATTTCAACTTGATATGATGGTATTACCATATCTGGGTTAAAATCACTTCCAGGGATTATCGATTCAACTCTATATGGGGGAGTGACTGTGTCTACGCCTCTCATCCACCATACAGTTTTCTTATAATATTTCGACACAAAGTGCCTGAAATATCGGCGATATATTACCAGGATTATCAGAGACAAAATACACATCAAAATAACAGTGTATTTATTTATGAAAATCCACCCGATCATAAGATAAATGCTCTCACAAACCTCGATATAGCAACGTTGTAAAAGAGATTCTATCTCAACTCTAACTGGTTCTATTTTTATTGGCTTTGGAATTACTGGTTCTGGTTTTTCCTCCACTAATCCATAAGGCTCTAAATATTCCCGATATTTCGCTTGAACCATTTCCCTAGGCCAATTGACCAGCATATTTTTAATTGTTCCGGGTATTAAACTAAATAACGTGTATAATCCCACGGACATAAAAACTGTTCCCGCTGCTATACCTACTACTAATAGGCATTTTCCTATGATCACAAGTTGTTTTAAAATTACGATATCCATTATGGATTCGACATTACTTGTTCCAGGCATGATGACTAAGTAATACTTGATTTATCAAAAACAAGGCTTTAAACAACTTTT